CTCCTGCTCCTGCTCCTGCTCCTGCTCCTGCTCCTGCTCCTGCTCCTGCTCCTGAGTCATCAACAGGAGATATTGATGTATTAGATAGATTAATGAATATAAAATGTGAAGATATATATAAATCTTATGGAACACGTATGAATATTGCCATAAGTACGGATACATTTGACAATTATCCAAATTGGATACATAATTTTATCATAAAACATATTAGTGAAAACATTGGGGATAAAGATAAACATAAAAATAATAAATTATTAAGATTATTAATAGGTAAAGATATGCCTTCCAGAACTGATGATGATTGGTCTGACATAGAAGAAATATTAACAAGTACAAAGTTTAAGAATCATATAGAAGCTATGAAAATTAATATAGTAAACTTTCAAAATCATATTGATATGAATGATAGAGATAATATACTAAATTACATAACACTAGAAATCACAGAATTAGATAATATAAAAACTCTAAGTCAAGATGATATAAGGAGTATGTTTGTTACTTTATTCACAGATTCAACTACTAAAAATGATAATCCTGTTCATCAAACAATGGAAAATGGAATAACTAATATTCAAGAATTAATTTTTGTATTCAACTTTAGAGACAAAACTTTTGTAAGATTACCATATTTCTTACATATTTGTTCTCAAGATAGTGAACTAATAGGTATTTTATTAACTCTAATAATGAAACAAAAAGATGATAAAATGTATATATCATATACAGATGTTTGTAGAAGAAATAATGATGCTCAAATATTTATAAATAGTATTCAAGTTAATCTAGAAAACTCATCGCGAGCTACAAATAGAGATAGGAGTGATTCAATATTAGCGATAGATAATAAAATATAATCGGGTTTAATATTGCGTTTTTTATTCTAAAAAGAACATATGGACAACATAAATGTGCCTGTATTCGCACAAGCGAAAGTAGAATATACAAAACAACTCATAGACATTTTATATAATCATATATTTGATGGATTTTCTTCTATTTACAATGAGTCAAAGAAAATATATGTAACAAAAACAGGAATTCCTATATTAAATATTTTCAGAAAACTATTAGAGAATATACCTATATGGAATAATGAAATAATTGAAGAGGAGACTAAAAGAATAGTAAAAGTTAGTCGTTGTGACTGGTTAGATGATTTAGTTACAGCAGTATTTATAAGTCATACACGTATTCTTATGTCAATTGGTCCTAATCAAAATACAAACAAGATAAATGTTTCTGTTCCTAAAACACCTAATTTTATTCATAAAATCTATATAAATATTGCAAGAGATTTGTGGAAAAATCCATATTTGTATAATGAGAATGTAGCTGGTCACGATAGGCAAAGAAATATGAATCGCGTTGAAGAAATAATAAAATTAAATATTGAGACAACTATACGTAAAGAATTACCAGTTAAAGAGATCTTAAGAGGACATTTGGATACATATGAAAATAGTGAAAAGTTAGATATTCAAATGATATTGAATGAGATAAAGAAGAATAATGGGGAAATACTATCTACTTCAAATAATGATAATGATAATGATAATGATAATAATGATAATGATAATGATAATGATAATAATGATAATGATAATGATAATAATGATAATAATAATGATAATGATGACTCACCTAAAGAAATACCTGAAGTATTTAAGGAAAAAACTATCGATTCTGATAATATCTCTGAACCTGAAAAAGTTTCATTTGTTCCACAAAAAGAAGAATATGATAATGTAGACATAGTTGATGAAAATAAAGATAATAATGATTCTTCACTAACAGATAATATTTATAATGATCCAAATGATCCAAGTATAGATGATATAAAGAAGAATACCGAAAATATAGTTGTAAATGATATAACATTACCTGTTATAGATGAGTCTTCTAAAACGGATATTAAATCTCCTAATTTAACTCCTACTTCTATCACCGATGCTAATAATGATGTAAAGGATATAACAACTGTAAATAAAATAGATAATGAACAAAAATCTCAGGATACAAAGAAAGAAGATAATGATGTTAAAATGTTTTCATTTGATTCACTCTATCCTGGTATGAAAACATTTGGATCTGTGACCAAAGAAGAAAAACCTAAAGAAGAAAAAACTTCTTTAAATACACTAGGGAGTATAAGTGAAAATGAATCTTCTAAAGAGGAAAATATAGATAAAACAATAGAAAATATATCTCAAAATAATGATAATGTCCTTAAAGAAGTAATGAAACTTGACAAGAAAGAAGAGAGTATTGAAGAAACAGAAACTCTTGATAATTTCTTTAATGATGTAAAAAAAATTGCGAGTGAAAAAGATAAAAGTATAGATGTAGATACTAAAGAAACATCATATACATTTTTTGATTAATATGTGTTAAAAATACAGAAATAAAATAATTCGTTTAAATAATGATAGACTCACCGGTGATATTTGGTTTAATGGCAAGTAGTATAATATGTCTCATAATTTATTTTATATTAAGAGAAAAAAATAAATACAAAGAAGATAAATATAATGAGACTAAACAAGATATAATTGGATTATTTTTTATTATATTCTTTACAATATTCATAACACATATAATATATGATAAAACTAACTCAAAGAATATTGTTCCAATTGAAGTAAATAATGGTCAATGTCCATTTTAATTTATCTTCTTCTTCTTCTTTTTACATTAACACTTTGTTTAACTTTATTCTCATCTGAATCATCCAGAGAATAACACGTCTTAATGGGGAATTGAGATTTTTTAACTCTGTATTCTTTAAAGAAATCATTTACGATAATATCTCTTGGTAAAGAGTTTTTAGCATATTTTGATATATTAATGTAAAGAGAAAAGTCGTCATCTTGTTTATCTAAACGTTTATTGTTCATATCTGTTGTTGTGTATTTGAGGAAATCCATTAAATCGTCATATTTTTTTATAGAATCTTCATCATATTTATCATCTATATCATCTTCATAATTATCTCTTACTTCATCCAGAATAGTTATAGATAATCTGCATAGATCAAAATAATAACTGGGGTCATTACCTTTAGAATGCTCCATAAATGGTATTGATGATGAATATTTATATTGGCCTTCAGCCTCTCCATATTTTGAGAAAGCATCATTCATAAATATCTTTTTCTTAAAACTTATTATAGAGCGACCAAAATCTATAATTTTGAATATTTTACCGTAGGTAGGTATTTTAAAGTATATGTTATTGTATTTATAATAAATATATTTCTTATCTGTTTTAGAATACATTATATTACTTATATGTAGATCATTGTGAGTAAACTCATAAAACTTTTGAAGATATGCTAAAGAAAATGCTACTTGAAAATAACAAGATTTTATCTCATCTAAACATAATGAATCTTCAATTAATTCATCTAAAGTACCATCTAATTTTTCTATGAATAAACATATTGTTGGACAACTCTTTAATTTTGCGATAATAATATCAGAAAAATCATAACTCTCTAAAGAGCTGTTTTCTGAAGAATCTGATAATACTGAATCACTAATATCACTTCTAGGAATACTTTCTATGCTAGTATTACTTTTTCTACTAGTATTACTTTTTCTACTAGTATTACTTTTTCTACTACTATTTGAATGATTTCCATCAAAATCACTAACATCTACTTTTTCAAGGGTAAATGATTTATCTAATGTTTTATGAAACTCATCATTCATATCAAAACTATCAATATCATCTGTAACATCATAATTTATATCTTTAAGACCATTTACAGAGCCATAATATAATGGAAAGCAAGGCAATTTGTTCTTTATAGTAAGCTCACTAAAAAGATAAGAGCAAAAAACATCTATATATGCCATATTGTCTAGATTATTTATCTTATTTTGTGTATTAGCCAAATAATTTGAGGGTAAAAAAGGACATCTTTTGTAATAAATTGAATAGTTATTAAGTATAAAATGGATGGGATCTAATAAAGGGATACATTTACAAAATATTTCTCTATTACTGGTATTATTTTGTGATCCATCATAAACATCACCTTTTATAATCGTATTTGAGTTTGTAATATAAGATTTTAATATTTCTGTTATTTTTTTAAGATAATAATTACGCTTAAAATCTATACATTTATGTGAATCCTTTGTATTATGAATATAAAAATAAAGGGACATTATCGGATAATACATCTGAGAATGTTCCATACCCAGTATATCTTTCACACTCCTGTATAGAGACACTCTATCTTTTTTAGACCATTTCCATTGTTCAAGATGTATAGACATATACCTTTTACTTAATAATTATTTCTAAGATTAAACTTAATATTTTTTTTATATTTTAGTGTATATAACTTTATGGAAATACAGTTAACAAAGTTTGATATGAACAAGATAAAAGACGACAAGGTTGTTGTCTTAATAGGTAAAAGAAATACAGGAAAATCTTTCTTATGTAAAGATATATTATTTCATCACAGAGATATACCTTGTGGACAAGTCATTTCGGGAACCGAAGCTGCGAATGAGTTTTATTCAAGTTTAGTTCCCAAACTCTTTATACATGAAGAATATCAAGACACCATTGTGAATAATGTTCTTAAAAGACAAAGAATGATGATTGATAAGATAAAAACTCAAACAAATATAGATCCTAGATTATTTGTAGTTTTTGATGATTGTCTTTATGATAATAAATGGGTAAAGAACAAAGATGTCAGGAGTTTATTTATGAACGGTAGGCACTGGAAGATATTATTTATGATAACTATGCAATATGCTCTTGGTATTCCACCCAATCTAAGAACAAATATAGATTTTGTATTTATTCTTAGAGAGAATTATGTAAGTAATCGTAAGAGATTATATGAACATTATGCGGGTATGTTTCCAACATTTGAAATGTTCTGTCAGGTTATGGATCAATGTACAGAGAACTATGAATGTTTAGTTATAGATAATAATGCTCAGTCAAATAGACTAGAAGATCAAGTTTTTTGGTACAAAGCCACTGATAGAGGTGAGTTTAAAATAGGTGCAGATGATTATTGGAAATATGATCGTGAACATCGTGATGAAAACAATATGAATAATGAAGGTCACGAACACAATTATAAAAATAGATATGTTGTTGATAAAAAATATTAGTTAATTAATTATTTTACAAATTATTCATGATAACTTTCTTTAATCCCGCATAATCTCTATCCTGAACCTTAACTGTTTTAGTCACAGTATCTCCTTCACTGACTTCAAGGACATAATGAGGAAAACCTCTAACATTATATTTCTTTACAATTTCCTTATTTTCATCAGAATTATGTTTTTCAATAATGATTGTCACGCCATTCTTTGTTGTATTGTTTAATTCAGACATTATCTTGTCAAAATCGGGTAAAGCTTTTTTAGACCATCCACACCATGGAGCATATATAAGCTTAAGAGTTATCTTTTTTGATGAAGGTTTATTCGCACTTTCTAAACCCTTTTCAAGACCAGAGATTCCACTTTCTAAATCGCCCAATGCTTGAAACATTTCACCCTCAGCAAGACCCTGAATATTTCCTGAGCCACTCCTTTCAGCAAGTAGCTGTGAATTATTTCTGTAATTATTTGACGGGATCATTCCAGGAGGTAAAAGAGAATAATCTCCCAAATGTTTCGCATCATTAGATTTATTTGAAGCCAAATATTCTGCTTCTTTTTTCATTGTTTGTGTTGGTTTCTGATTTAATGGTTTCGGATCGGGTATAATTTTATCTTCAGACTTTACAGTATTTGTGGGTTTTCCACTATTCTCAAAAACGCCGGGGAACTCAGCTCCCATATTCGTAAAACCTTCCTCCATAGTAATGAGAAGATAAATAAAAAATAATCCAATAAGAACACTTAAAGAATATATATTTTTAGAAATAAACTTAGAAACTCCACTGGTGAACTCTTCAAATGATATCATTATATATACAATTATATTTTTTTTTAATATGATAAATCGCTAAGTTTAAAATATTCTTTCTTATTACCTAATGGCCGACATATAATGAATGGAATGCGTTTCTGTTTTAACTCCTCAACCGCTATATCATAAGCACTCGTAAATCTTTCATAGTTTGTTATAAGAGGTTGTGCTCCGTCTGAAATCTGAGATGATCTTTCAGATAATACACGAGTCATCTCATAGTTTGTAAGAACACGTGTGCTTTTATTCTTTTTTAACATTTTATCATAATTCTTTAAGAAATCATGATTATTATCATATTCATTTGTAAGCTCAACAACTTCTTCATAATCATAATTTTCATCCATGATAATATCTTTATACTATTATCTTTTATATTATTTAAATCAAATTTATTCTATTTGGTTTTTCCATTTTTGACCACAATTATCACAAATAT